CAAGAAAACAATGGGTTCAAGTTTGATGAACGACAGGCTACTACATTACTGGCTGACTTAAAAGCTAAGATGTATGAAGTAACTGATGAGGTACAGCGTACCTTTAAACCTAGAATGGTTGATGTTAAATTGATTGTACCCACATTTAAGAATGATGGTGGGCTTTCTAAAGTAGGGTTAGCACCAGTAGAATATGCAAACTGTTTAGCCACTAAGAATTATAAACCATTCATGCGACAAGAGTTAAAAGAGTTTAACTTAGGTAGTCGTAAACAAATTGGTGAGCATCTAGTTGAGGTGGGTTGGGTGCCTAAAAGATTTACACCAACAGGTCAGCCGATTGTTGATGAGGGTACTCTCAAAAAGATTACTCACATTCATGAAGCTAAACTTATAGCAGACTTCCTGTTGTATCAGAAGCGTATAGCTCAAGTACAATCATGGTTGAATGCATTAGAAGAAGATGGTAGGGTACATGGCTCGGTGATTCCTAACGGAACTATCACTGGTCGTATGTCTCACAACCATCCTAACTTGGCTCAAGTACCGGCAGTATACAGTCCCTTCGGTACAGAATGCAGAGCTTGTTGGATTGTAGACGAAGGTAATGTTCTACTTGGGGTTGACGCTTCGGGTTTAGAACTTAGAATGTTAGCACACTATATGAACGATAAGGAGTATATACATGAAGTTGTCAACGGAGACATACACACAACTAACCAAAAACTTGCAGGACTTGAATCAAGAGATACAGCAAAAACTTTCATCTATGCCCTTGTTTACGGAGCAGGAGATGAAAAGATTGGGAGCGTGGTTGGAGGGTCAAGAAAGCAGGGTAAAGAACTTAAAGAACGCTTTCTCAATAATCTCCCCACATTTAAAACTCTTAAGGAAAAAGTACAACGAGCAGCTAAGAGAGGATTCCTCAAAGGAATAGATGGTCGTAAGATTTATATACGACATGAGCATGCTGCTTTAAATAGTTTACTACAAGGTGGTGGTGCTATTGTCATGAAGAAAGGGTTGGAGATTTTGGAAGGTAAATTAAAACTAACAGGCATACCATTTAAGTTTGTAGCTAATATCCACGATGAGTGGCAGATAGAAGTAGCTACAGATAAGGCTAGCAAAGCTGGACAACTCGCTGTTGAGAGTCTGCGTGAAGCAGGTAATCACTTTGAAATGAGATGTCCTTTAGATGGTGAGTTTAAAATAGGGAGGAACTGGAGTGAAACACATTAATAAAAAATGTTTACAGTGTGAGGTACAGCTAACTGATTTGAATTGGTATGCATCATCGCAAAGAACATGTACACATTCATGTATTAGTTGTTGGGGTTTACAAAATAAATCTCGATTAACTATTCAAGGTAAAAGAGTGATGCTAGGTAACGCTATACACCCTTACCATAAAATCTATAAAACAAAAGGTTTGATTTCAGCGTACGAAGCTATGGGAATTCTTACTTCTCAAACTAATAGTAATAGTTTAGAGTTTATTAAGAAAGAAAGCATTGCAATGTTTGATAAGATTTCTCATGGAGAAGTTTATATAATTACAAACCCAGCATGGAAAGGTTGGATTAAAATAGGGATGGCAGTTGAGTCTAAAGATAGATTAAAAACATATCAAACATCAAGTCCTTTGCGAGATTATAAATTAAACTATGCTAAAGCCTTTGCAAATAGAAGAGATGCAGAAACTCAAGCTCATGCTTTATGTAGTGAACAGGCAGAGAAGATAGAAAACGAATGGTTTAAAATGCCAATTAAAATAGCAATAAAAATAATTGAAAATATAAATGAGGAACAATATGAAAAAGAAACAGCCTGACAACTTAGTCGAGGACAACTATAATAAATTTAAGTCCGAGTCTGGACATTGGTATACCCAAGAGGGTGAACCTATGTATACAATCATAGGAGCTAATGGTAAGGAAAGAAACACCACGCTTAGAGATGCAAAGAAGGAAGGGTTAGTCCCTTCAGTTACTACTATCATGGGAATGATGGCTAAACCAGCACTAGAAACTTGGAAACAGAAACAATTACTTAACTCTATTCTAACCTTAGAGCAAGGACAGAATGAAGCAGTTGATTCTTTCTATTATAGATGTCAAAAGGATTCTCAACAGATAGGTATCAAAGCTGCTGAACAAGGCACGAAGATACATGGTATGATTGAGAAAGGTTTCTTAGGTAAAGCTAAGACTAAACCATACAAAGCAATCAAGAAATACTTGGACGAGGCTTTCCCTAATGAAGAATGGTTGGCAGAAGAATCTTTCTGTGCTGACTCAGGGTATGGTGGGAAGATTGACTTGTATTCTAAATCAGGTATCTTTATAGATTTTAAAACTAAAGATAACTTGGAAGGGAAAGACCCTGCTAGGTTAGTTTATGATGAACATGGTATGCAGTTGTCTGCCTATGCACAGGGTTGTGGCTTTACTGATGTAGAAAGAGTCTCAATCTTTGTAGACAGAGGAGATACTGGGCTTATACTAGCTCATATATGGGACAGAGAATCACAACAGAAGCACACAGAAATGTTTAATGCTATCTTAACTTATTGGAAGCTTGTCAAGAACTATGACTCGTCTGTACTCTAATGGTAGGCTTTAGAAAACCTAGGAAGGCAAGACCTAAAGAAAAAGATTTACCTAAAGGTTATGACTCTAAGTGGGAGCACACCTTACACACCACAGTCTTACAATCTTGGGAACACCATTGGGAATTGATTCCTTACATAGTTAAGCACAAATATGAGCCTGACTTTGTAAAAGAAATAGATGGTAAGACTATCTTAATTGAAGCCAAAGGTAGGTTTTGGGACTACCCTGAGTATAGTAAGTACATACATATAAGAACAGCACTACCTGAGAAGACTGAGCTAGTGTTTTTATTCCAGAAACCTTTTGCTCCTATGCCGGGAGCTAAGATGAGAAAGGACAGAACAAAAAGAACTCATGCTGAATGGGCAGAGACAAATAATTTTACATGGTACAGTGAAGATACTTTACCTTTAGATTGGGGACACTATGAACTATAAATTTAACGAGAACGCAAACATACAAGAGCTTGAAGAGTATATCAACAGCACTTACGGAGAGCACTACGCCTCTGACAAGTACCAAGCCACTGATGTTATCATTGACTCAGGACATGGTGAAGGCTTTGTCATGGGAAACATTATGAAGTATACTAAACGCTATGGAAATAAAGCAGGTAAGAACAGAAAAGACTTGCTTAAGATACTTCACTATGGTATAATAATGCTTCACATACATGACACGGAGAATGACTAATGGTTGAGGACAAGGTTGGTATCAAGGAATATCTTGGTATCAAAATTAATTACAGTAACGAAAGAAATTTAGATAAGTTTAGCATAGACACTCTTAAGGACAGATACTTATGGAAGAAAACAAATGACAAAGGGGAAGTTGAAGTCAACGAAACACACGCCCAAGAAGCCTTCGCAAGAGCCTCCGTCTTCGGAGCAACCTACAAAGGTCACACAGATTTTGAATTGGCTCAGAGACTTTACCACTACAGTTCCGCTTGTTGGTTCATGTTTAGCACTCCTATACTTAGTAACGGGGGAACCAGTCGTGGTCTTCCTATTAGCTGTTTCCTCAATTATGTTCCTGATAGCCGGACTGGTTTATCAGATCATTATGATGAGAACATATGGCTTGCGAGTTCAGGTGGAGGTATTGGTGGATATTGGGGTGACATTAGGAGCAACGGTGTTTCTACTACTCACGGCAGTAAGTCTACTGGTTCTATCCCTTTCATGCATGTAGTAGACTCTCAGATGTTAGCCTTCAATCAAGGTATGACAAGACGAGGTAGCTATGCAGCTTACATGGACATCAGCCACCCTGAGATTGAAGAGTTTATTAACATGCGTAAAGAATCAGGTGGAGATATTAACAGGAAGAACCTCAACCTACACAACGGTATTAACATTACCAATGAATTCTTACAGGCTGTTGAGGAAGATGCAGACTGGAGATTGGTTGACCCTAAATCTAACGAAGCTATTAAAGTTCTTAACGCTAGAGATTTATGGTGGCAAATCATTAACGCTAGAGCAGAGACAGGTGAGCCTTACATGATTAACATTGATACATGTAATGAGGCTTTACCTAAAGAACAGAAAGCTTTAGGCTTAGAGATTAAACAGAGCAACCTATGCTCAGAGATAACACTAGCAACCAACGAAGAAAGAACAGCAGTGTGTTGTTTGTCAAGTGTAAACTTAGAATACTTTGATGATTGGTCAGAGAACCCTATGTTCATTAGAGATTTAATAACCATGCTTGACAATGTTTTACAACATTACATTGACAACGCTGTTGATACAGACAACTTAGGAGAATACAATGCAAACTTTAAAAGGTTTCAAAAACATATCAAGCCCGGTAAAGAAGGCTTTCTTAAATCTGCCTACTCGGCTTACAGAGAGCGTTCACTTGGTCTCGGTGCGATGGGATTCCATTCGTATCTCCAGTCGCATAACCTACCTTTTGAAGGCATCTATGCTACGGGATTTAATTACAAAGCGTTTAAGTACATTAAGACACAAGCTTCCAGAGCCTCTGAGGAACTTGCTGAAGAGCG